GCAACCAGCATGTCTTTGTTCTTCATGCTTTATCCGCCTCCCACGGCGTGTTTTCCCGCTCGTTTTTCGTCGGCTTGCGCCGCCAGCACCGCCAAAGACTTCCATAGTCTTTCTCGTTTTGTTTACCCCCACCGCCAATGCCAGAAAATTCGAATAATATTTTCGAGCCATCCATCTCCAAGTCGGTAACGATGGCATATCCTTCATAGTCCTCTCTATATTCCAAATACATCACAGTTTCTTGCTCTGTGTTGTAGTCGTCACATGCAGTTATCAACACTTCATCCAGCGTCAGCACCCGGTTTTGTCCTTGCCAGCGCGACATTGCTGCTATGTAAGCACCGACTTTCGTGTGCTTCGCAGGGCTGTGGATGCCACACAACGGAGTATTGCATTGGTACCAGTACATTCTTTCTTCGTCCGCGAACAGTCCGAACAGCACGTCCTCGTTGTCCTCCAAGCGCATTTCCGCGTCGCAGTACGGACAGCGCGGAGCTTGTTTCTTTTCATTATTCATCCTCTTCATCCTCCTTTGGCGCTTCCGGGTATGGCATCCAGTGCGTGATTTTCACGGGCTTGTTGTCGTACATTTCGTCCAAAAACTCCTTTGTATCTGGACAAAAATACAACGATGGATAGTTCAACCTGCTCTCTACATCAAATCCGATGACGTGCATTCTCTCCGCCGGAAGTGCCTTGTCCACGGACACCCATCCCGGCACGGATTTCAGCAGTTCCGCCGCCTCCCGGAGCGCCCGCGCATCATCCGCGAAGATGCTGTCCGCCTCGCCGTTGGCAAGGGCATCCTTGTCCCGTGCTTGGTCGAGCAGGGACGCAATGATTTCAGTCTTCGTCATTGCCCTTGTCCTCCTTATCCATCACCTGCTGGAATACATCCAGCGCCTGTCCGTGCAGATAGCAAGCATTTCGCCATGAGCAGTTCATTTCGCAGGCGATTTGCTCGAATGTCTCAAAGAGAATATAGCGCCGGAAAAGCACCGCGTAATACCTCCGGTCGGTCAGCTTGTCCAGCAGCGACGACACCTCTTTTTTCTTGTCAACCAGCCGGTCAACGTCCCAGTCGATTTCGGCTTTCAAATCCACGATTTTCGCCACGGTGTCCGCCAGACGATCCGGCGCGCCGCCGCCCCCGGATACGCCGTCTTCCCGCAGGATGGGCGTGATGCGCGTCGCCATGTCCTGCAATCGCGCCGCGTCCGCCAGCTTGCAGGTGATTCGCTCGTCGAGAAAACGCACCTGCGACAGATACTCTTTCGCCCGCATGTTCGCCCC